AGACGCATTTTTAATTCTGACTCGTCAGACAAAATAGCTCCAAGTCTTGAGCTGGGGCGGCCTTTAAGAGACTCGCTCATTTTACGACGGCTCTCTTCCGAAGGCTTGATACCTATATGAGAGGCCGCGATTTTCTGCTTGTGTTCTTCGGAAAGCGTTTTACCTTTGTTTGCCAAGGATAGTTTTCTTCTTGTTTCTTCTGATGGCGAATGACCTAGGCGGTGTTTCTTTCCTTTGTGAACTTCAGATACTCTCTTCTTTTGTTCTTCCGTCATCGGCGGTCTGTCGTCTCCGCCGGGAAGAATATTATATCCATTAGGGAACATCGTCTGATAGCGAGTGATGTATTCTATCTCGAACTCGTTTGCTAATTCTTTAGTGGGCACATCGAAAAGAATCTCGATAGTGAAGTTCTCTTTGCCGTATTTTTGAATGGCGTTATAGAGATACTTACAATGGTTTTTAGTGGCGTGCATATTCCAGCGACGGGCCAAAGTTTGTTTGGTCTGCCCAACGTATCGCTTTCCATTGACGGTGTTTGTGATTAAGTATACGAACATTGCGCCCCTCCTTTACAGGGGTAGCCGAGGAGGGGTAAAGGCCCTCCCCGACTAGATTGTAGCTACAAAGTTAAGACCAGACTATCATGCTTTACTATGATTGTCAAGCAAAATCTTTGCTGTGTAGAATTTACCTTATCCGCCTCTTCGTCTCATAATAGGTGGTAAAATCTTCATAAGATTTGACGTCCTAGAATCCTGTTGTGGCGTGGCCGGAGCCGAAGAAGTTGGCGGCGGTTCGTCCTTTTTGTTATACTGGCTTGCCAGAACCCAAGACGACGCTCCATTTGAAAACATGCGGTTGTGCATGCCACTCAGAATTTCTTTTCTGCGGCGCTCTTCGTCTTCTTTTTTCATCTTCTCCGGGTCTTCGTTGTTATCTTTGATAACGTCGCGAGGGAGAATTTTGAAAATGAAAGCGACTACATCAGGAAAGTCGTCTTTACGGGCTTTATTACTAGGCTCCCCCGTAAACGATACGAATTGTTTAAAGCATTCATCATTCCATCGGGCATCGATGATAAAATGAAGGCGGTCGTCAAACATCAACAACTCAAGATTTTTTACTCTGTTTCGTTTCGCGTGTTTCGAGTTATCAATTTCAAAAGTGGCGATTTTGGCTCGGATATCCGGCACATTATAACGAAACCCGGCAAGCTTAATTGTGTCAAGAAGCCATTCGACTCCGTTGCTTTTTTCTATCAACACGCCTTTAGTCTGGGGCCACGCGCGATACATCAAAGCAATCTTGGTCGTTAGTTCTGAAGACTTCCACTTTCCAAACTCAGCGCCCAATATGATAGCAGCATACTTCCCGTCTCGTCTTTGATACTTCCCTACGGTTATTCCGACCGAAAAATCAGACGATGAAGTTTCACTATATGCCAAATCCCATAGTTGCCAAATTTCCATGTGAAAAGGAGCTGCGTCTTTGGGCTTGCAATGCGCTATTAGATTGTCGTGCGTGAAGTGGTTGACATATTCAGATAAATCCGCGGCGTCTGTCGCCTCGTTCATCTGCTGATTCTTAAAATTTCGTTCACCCTTCTCATCGTAAATGTTACGAAGCTTCGTCCAGTTATTCTTGGCTGGGAATACCAACTTCCCACGCTGCTGTTCGATAATCTGGCTTACCGTCAGCTCGCCTTTGTTGTACGAAATCTGGTCGTCGACCGAGAGTACCCAAGCTCCGCGGCACGAATAACGGAACGGGGACACGCGCTTCGATTCCGAGTTAGGAACAAAGCGAGCACCGTACATATCATCCGTAAAATAACGGGTTCCGGTTACGTCTACGAAACCCCACGGGTCAAGCAAGTCAGTCTTGCGGCTGTCGAAATCGTACTTCAAAGCCTCGCGCATTTCTTCATCTGCGGAGTTCTTCTTGTCGACGATGTCGTCGCCTTTCAAAATACAGCAGTGGTCTCCGGTCGCCGATGATTCCATCGACGTGAACCACATGGTTGATTCTTTGAAAAAACTCTTATTGTTTGCCGGGCACTCAAGCGGTCCATCCGAACGGCCTGCCACGCCACGAGTAACAAACTCGGGGAACAGCATGTGAAATGTCGACGGTGTGCCGCGTTCTGCTAGGAAAAAATAACGCTTGATTTCTTTCGCGCGCTTCTTGGCCAGTTGACGAAACGCTGTGATAACCATGATGCGAATTTCGGGGCGGTTAATCACCCAGCTTACGCAATCGATACCGTCAAATGTGCTCTTGTATCCGCCGCGGGCTTCATTAAGCAACAGCTCATTCGTCGGAACTACGCCATCTTCGGTAACGCCGGTTCCTACGGTTGCGAAACGCTTTTGCGCGCGCATCGCTTCTTTGTAGTCTTCTAAATCATACTCGGGCTTCAACAAGCCGTCGAAATCTTTCTTCACATACTGGTCGCAAATATACTGGTGAACCGAGTGAAAGAAACCTTTGCCAAGCATGCGCCCAAGCCAGAATGAGTCTTTACGGGCTTTGTCTCGAAGATGCAACCAACGTTGAAAAGAAACTATTTCGTTAACTTCAAAAGTCTTTCTGTGGTCTCTTCCGCACTCTGTGTGGTCGCAACCGACCCAGCAAGCGGGCTCGATGGGCTTTGTAAGCTCAATTTCGATTCCATCAATAGCGACTTTCTCAGTGTATGTGATTGCCTTGATTTGAATCGGTTGTTTGCTCGGGTTCGGATGATTGCTCTTCTTCTTTGACTTCTTCTTACTGCTGGTCTCTTCATCCTCGTCCGATTCTTTTTCCGGAATGTCCGCGCCATAAAACATAGCGACTAAATCTATAGCAAGACGGCACTCACTCTTGTGAAACTCACCTGTTTTGTCTTGCGCTATTGCCCACGCCTTATCAATCTGATATTGCGACTCGCGGCGCTGAATTTCTTCTCTGGGCACAATCAGGTCTTCAAACGGCAGTACTGTAGCCCCTTCTTTCTTTGCTCTACTTCTTGCCTGTCTTTGGGCTTGTGTTAATGCCATTGGGATTCCTCATTGTATTGTATTGTTATTTCGGAGCTGCTGCGTATTGCTCCACATTCTCTCGCTTAGCTCTCAATTCTCGGGCCAGAGCATAAGGTGCTTCTTGATGCGTTTGCGGAATCTTTGGTTTCTCTGGTGCCTTCGGAGCAAAAGCATTTGTGGCGTTTCCGGTCACGCTGTTAGTAAATTTGTTTGCCTTGGCGAGCGTGTCTTTCGCGCCTTGAAGCGTGCTCTCTACTGAGTTGGTTGCCATGAATCCTCTATGCGATGTAAGAGAAAAATCCCTTAATAATTTTCCAAAGCCAGTTCTCTTCTTGTACGGGAGCTGGCGGCTGCGCTGGCGCGGGGAGCGGTTTCAACCCGGCGGAATCGTCTTCCATAAAATCAATGTAGCGTTTGCCGGTCGGAATGACTCCGGTACCCATCTGGGCTCCGGGAAATCCGAACTCACACAACCCAATGATTTCGTGTGTTTCTTCTGATACGATGGCTGAGCCAGATGCCCCCGGGCCCATTCCGTTCGTAATCATGAATCTCTGTTTCATTTCTAAACGGGCGTCGTCCAAAGGTTCGCTGTTAACTTCGCCGTGCGTGAACTGCTTTCCGATGCCTTCAGCGAAGTTCACGTTCATCACTTTAGTGCCAATGACGGGTATTCCGCCTTGGGTATTCACTCTGATGACAGGCAACTCTCGAATGCTATGGAACACAAAGACCACGTAATCGTAACGGTCGTCATTTTCACTCTTCACTATTTGAACGCTGTGAAGAACTGGTTCGGCTTCGACGGTCGAGCCAACATAATAGTTCTTCTCGTCTTTCCAATCAATACAATGACCGGCGGACAAGCCGATATACTCAGTCTGGGACAGTCGACCGACCACGGTGCCGGTGCAAGTAAAGGCGCGTTTGAAACTGCACCCCCAGTATTTCATCGGACCAAAGAACGTATCAACAGTCTTCCACTCACAAACTTGTTTGCCGCGATAAACAGACAAGGTTGCTTTAGAAAGGGTTTGCTGAAAGTCTTGCGGGCCTTCTTGGGCCTTGATAAAGTGTGGTGCTGCCATCAACGCGATTGCGAGTATTGCAAAGCGAATCAGTGATTTCACTGGTCTTTCCTATAGCATCTCTTGGCAGAGCACCAACGCTATGCGCCGCTTCCCCGTGGAATCCCCTGCTCGGCGGTTACTGCTGTTGCTGTGTCCGGATACTTCTGGTAAGTCAAGGCGTGAGCCCCGAGAAACCCGTAGTATGCGTAAACAGTATTTTGAATCCCGCTACCGATATCATGCCCGGTCTTGAAATGATAAACAAAAATGGCTGCTTGCGCTGCGGTACCAAGAAGGATATGGAACTTGTTAATCAAGACGTCCAGTGCTTTTTCAAAATTGAACGTCATGAGTCACCTTAGTGTTTAAATCCTTTCATTGTGTGTGCGAATTCGGCCATTTTTCTAACGTGCTCGTTATCCGAATGACGGGCTGCTTCTAATTTCTTTGCGGGAATCGACTCTGACTCAGAAATTCCCAGAGCACGGTGAAGACCTCCCTTGCGGAGGTGGTGCATACTTCTGTAAAGTGAGGCATTGTGCTTCGCCATGTTAAACTCCTGCGACGGGCGGCGCTGCCGTTGGCGCTGGCAGTCCTGCGGCGGCTGCCGCTGGTGCTGCTACGCCGTGGTCTCCTGCATTAGCTGCTGCTTCGCCGGGGTTCGGTGCAGACGTGTGGTCCATCAAATGGTCCACCATCGCGTCGTGGTCGGCGTGGCCCGCATGAACATCATGCGCGGGACCGTCTTCGTGTTCCAAGTGCGTTGTGTGCGAACCGTCTTTATGGAACTTGATGTGTCCGGTGTGAAATTTGTGGTGTTTCATAAAAGTCCTTACTGACCAGCTACTGCCATCGGGTCAGCGCCGCCGTGTTCAGAACGGCACGCAAACTTACGAGCCTTAGCCAAGTGTGCCTTGTTCTCCGGGGCGTGTGCAGCCGTAGAAGACTTCTTCGGCTTCTTTCCGAAGCGAAGAGATTCGACGTTGCTTTCCGCGGTAATCGGGGCATCCCCGGCTTCGTTGTTCTCGTGGTTCTTCAAATCGTTACCGGAGTAACGGCCCGGGTTTCCGAGCGCGGCTTCCGGATGAGTTGCCTTTGCTAGCTTCTTAACTTCTTTCATGACTACTCCTGAGTTATGACCGCGTGGTCATCTTTAATTTCTAAATCTCCAATTACTTCGAGCCAAAATTTTGACTGCCGCGCCGGGCGATAGTGAGACGTAATTCTCCCTCGTCCCCCACAAGCGCTGTCGATAGTGATTGTTTTTACGTTTAATTCCGTCGTGTCATCTCCGGTATCAATACTACAAACCAAAGGAAATTCTTCATGAGCATTAAAATAGACACGGTAAGTAGCCATTGCTACTCCTGTTTCTTTCTCGCGGCGCGCGCTAATGCGTACGGGGCGTGTTGGTGGTGAACGTGTTCCGGAAGGCTTTTAAATTTACCTTTCGTGGCTTCGTCCCACTCGTGCAAACCCTTCTCTCCGAGAATTTCGGGATGGGCGTGCAAATAACCTTGTTGAGCTTTACTTTGAAACGGAATGTTGGTATACTTCCTTGACCAGCGTCAAAAATTCTTCTGTTGTTAAATCGCTTTTAGCTGCGTTCACTTCCGAACAACACGGTACACAATTTCGTAGTGAATATCCTTTTTGATTATCCACTCTATCTATGCCGTTATATAAGAATGAAGCCGCTGTAACTTTTATAACAGTATTTGGTTTTCTTCCTGTGTAATGACACGGAGAGAAAATCAATTTCTCAAATTCTTCTTGACTTAAAGACCATTCTAATTTCCGTCGTTTAGCGCCATGTTGATAACTTCTGTATAGTTTACGAACCGCGGCTTCTTTTCTGTCGGAAATGAATCCTCGGCCTATGACTTCTTTTCTATAACATCCGCATGAAACTAGATTACCGTAAAATACTTCGGTACCTCGTTTCTCAACTGTGGTGCCGCATTCACAACGAAATAAGAACCACCGACGTAGTCTACCGTCGCTGTCCTTTCGCCTACCTATTTCTTTAATGAGTTCGAGACGCTCGAAGCGGTCTCCGGATTTTCTATCGATTGCTTTCACGACCCCTCCTTTACAGGGGTAGCCGAGGAGGGGTAAAGGCCCTCCCCGACTAGATTGTAGCTACAAATATAAGACCAGACTATCACCCTTTACTGTAATTGTCAAGCTTTATTTTGGTGTGTAAAAACTACCTATTAACGTCTTCTGATGCGGCATACCCGGCTTGTTCGGCCTCGTTTGCTCGCACTTGATTATGGGCCATCTTTCGTAAATCTGATTCTATATGAGAAAGGTGGTTAGTTAATAGCGTTTCGAGTCCGCTTTCAACTGTATCCATATGCTTTATTGTTCTTTCGAAAAACTTAGTAACTGTTTCGTAAACGCCTCGAAGCTTCCATGAAGCACCGACTAATGCTCCGACAATCGATATGTCGCGCGCGGCTGCTGATAGTTGCCCCAACGTTAACTGGGCTGGGTCAAACATTTGGGTCCTTGGGAAAATGTGTCGGGGCTATAACTCGACTCGCCGGGGATTTCGCCCGTTGTTCGCCGAGGCCGCTGCGTATAACGAGCGCGCCGTCAGGCAGAAAAAGTGGGGCCCGGTTAAGAGCCCCGTGAGGTTTAGCTTCCTACGATTTGGAACTGGTTCAAAGCAGCCGAGTTGCCTGCGTCAGAAGACCCGAAGGTCACACCGACTACCAAGCCGAACGGGGCTGCGTTGCCGCCTGCGGTACCTGCGCCGCCGGTCGAGCTAGCCGGGATGGTTCCAACGTTTGCGTTGAAGTTGATACCCGACAAGTTGTTCGTCAAGGCCGCGATTGCGTTCTGGGTGGTGCCCATGATTGAGCGCTGCCATCCACGAACAACTCCCGAAGCTGTGGTGCCGAACAACTCAACGTACAAGTTGTAGTTGAACGAGGTGTTTGCCAACGGAGCGGTTACCGCACCGGTGGTTGCAAGCTTGGTGTAAACCGGAGCCGACACTGTGCCGGTGTTCGCGTATAGCGCAACTTCGATGGTAACCGAGGAGTCGCTAACACCCGAGGTCACGCTTCCGCCGACTAGAACGTTGAAGTTCTGGCCGTTCAAGATGCTAAGACCGTTCGGAACCAACTGACCTGCTGCGCTCGTTGCAGAGGGAGCAACCGACTGTACGCCGATGCTGGTGCCTAGCAAACGAGGGAAGTACTTGATGGCTGTGCCGGTTCCGCCAACGACTGACGGGAATAAACCGTTTACGCCAAAATCATTAATAACTGACATGGGTTTGTTTTCCTTTAGGTCCCGTGCGCCGAGGGAGACCCCTGCGCGCGAGATTATATGGAAGCATCTTTGAACGTACTAGATGCTTACCAAAATTATCGCCACACCCAACCACAGTGCGGGCAAACTTTTTCTTCTCCGGTGCGCTTAGTAAGCACACGACGGCATACTGCACAAAGACGCTCCCACATGGAACTCCTGTGCTACAAATTAAGAACCGTGCGCAACTCCGAGGAAGTCGAGCCAGTAGGAAATGTTCCCACCGTTGTTAATGACTTGAATGATATCAAGCTGAGAGACGTTCTGAGAGAACGCGTTTGCAAAGAGGGCTGCTGTAGAAGAACCTGCTGGAAGGGTAGACTGATACTGACCGAGGCGGGTATTATCAAAAGTCAGAGGAGCTGTCGGATTAACCGGAGGATTATGCACGACGCCTTGAAAATCAACGTTCAACAAAACAGCATTGCCGTTCGCGGACGTAATTTGAATGATGTCAGTATTAGTCGCGACGCCGCCAACTTGAGGTAACGCGAGCGCAAGAGACTGGCCTTGGAGGCGGTCGAGCAGTGCGTAAAGGGTGGGGTTAGCCATGGAGCTCCTAAAATACAAAAAGCCGCTCTTAGGCGGCCTCGATAAAAATTGGTTCGGGAGGTACGACTCGAACGTACATTAACCGGTTCAGAGCCGGTCTTCCTACCATTGAAAGACTTCCGAACAGAAAAGGTCGGGCCACCCCAGCTTCATCCGGCTCGCGGCATCAGTGTCTATGTGTCTGTGTGCTACTGCGAGGCGTCTGCTGGGCAGGCCCGGTAGAAATAAATGTCGTCCCTACTAAGGCGATGGGGTCGTTATCCCTAAAAGGTCGCGTCTAGCCGCTTCCTTGAGGTACCTGACCGACGACACGAGATTGGTTGGGGCGCGTGGACTCGAACCACGATTAGCTGATTCAAAATCAGCCTTCCTACCATTGAAAGACATCCCAACAGAAACTGGAAGCGTCGAACTGGTATCTCACCAGCGACCCCTCGCTTTGCGCCGCTTGCGCGACTTAAACAGGGAACGAGTGCTCTGTTATCTGAGCTACCGACGCATAGAAAATTTGGTCCCGAGTCGTGGAATCGAACCACGTCCTACCCGGCTTCAACGGGGGGTGCAACCGTTACACCTACAGGGGATTGGCGGAGCACCAGTGAATCGAACACTGTCTACCCTTGCGAGCAGTCACCGTTTTCGAGACGGTTGCCGACCATTCAGCGCTGCACTCCGAATATGGAGGAAAGCCAGAGAATCGAACTCTGTCCCGCCGCTAAGCGACGGGGGCTTGTTTTCAAGACAAGTAGGCACCATTGCCTCCTGCATTCCAAACTTGGCGGACGATGCAGGATTTGAACCTGCGATACCCTTTCGAGTATGACGCTTTAGCAAAGCGTTGCTATCAGCCTCTCTGCCAATCGTCCGTAATCTTAAACTCCCAGCATCTTGCTGAGTTGTGCAACGCGAGACTTTGCTCTTTCCAAGTCTCCGCTTGCCGCTTTAAATCCGTGGTTCGGTTGAAACCCGTTTAGCCACCAGCACATCCACTTGCCCCACGTCTTACCTTTTTGCTGGGCACGCCAACTGTGCGTTGAAATCGTTTCATCTTGCTGACCGCGGAGCACAATCACATTGAATGCAATGTCAAATGCGACAAGCATACGGTGCAGCCAACCTTCTACTGAAGCTCGGCCTTCTGCAACGGCGACTTGCGACACATCCCACGCCGGAGCTTTGCCTGCGATTGCGGCGCGCACGGAAGCCATCACAACAGATATCGTAATCAGCGACGCGATTGCCGTCGCGGTAATTTCTCCTGCTAAGAGAAACTTGTGAAGGATGTCCATGGACCCTCTGAAATTTGGCAGGCCGCGGGTGAATTCAACACCCTCTCTTCGGGTTGGAGCCGAATGTGCTAGCGTAACACTTGCAGCCTGTAGAAATTGGCGGGGCCGAGGGGAATCAAACCCCCGTCATTCGATAGACAGTCGAGCGTCTTGTCACTAGACGACGACCCCGTAAAAATTGGCTGGAAGCAAAGGACTCGAACCTTCATCGTGCTCATTAACAGTGAGCCGTCTTGCCGATTAGACGAACTTCCAGCAGAAACTTGGTTGACAGTGAAGGACTCGAACCTTCGAAGACCGCAAGGGTCGTCTGGTTTACAGCCAGATAGAATTGCCGCTATCTCAACCGTCAACAGAAACTGGAGCCAAAGGAAGGAATCTAACCTTCGCTTGTTCTTTACCAAAGAACCGTTCTAACATTGAACTACTTCGGCTTGGGGCCAGAAGGTGGAATTGAACCACCGGAGAACTCTTTACGAAAGAGGTGCCCTGCCATCAGGCGCTCCCGGCAAAACTTTTTCTCTCTGAGATTGATGATAGCTCTTTTTATAAACTTTCATCTGTTGACGACAGGCCGCTCTCAGTCCGGTCCATCTAAACTTATCTTTGCTGAAAAGCTCTGCCGGTTCAAACTTCTTACAACGAAAAC